ATTATTCACCTTTACTGATTGTTATAACTTCTTCCATTAGTTGTTTTCTTTCATCTTCACTGAGTACCATGGCCGGTCCTTCGCCACTTGCTTCACCTTTAGCAACGAGTCTTTGTACTACCGCCGCCAATTTAACTAACTGTTCATCGTTTTTAATTCCTACATCGTAGTAATCTTTGATAAGAGGTACTATAATTACAGCATCGTTGACAGTTTTGATTAAAGTACGTAACTCGGAAATCAAAATATCGATTTGATCCTTCTTACTTTCTGAATTTTTCACTATATCCTTACAAAGACCAGAAAAATTCTTCCCTTTGTAAATTTCGAAATTTAAGTCCATATACCTATAAATAGAAAAACCACTCCGTTTGGAGTGGTTTTATTAACTATTTAGATTTTATAATGTTCCTCTATTACTATAGTTTCTCATTACCAAATTTTGATAACTTTTCATTTTATTGATAACTTTAGTTATTTGTTGAGTCTTACAATTGCTTAATTCTCTGATATAAAGATATAATGTTTTCTTGTTAAAATTTTCAATTCTTTCACAGTTTCTGAACAATTCGATTACCGCATATGCTATATTTAGATCTTTTTGTTTATTGAATATTTTCATTACATTAGCTTCCCAGTAATTTACTATAAGTTTCATAAATTCTTGGGTCTGAATGTCTTTATGATGTGCATCTTCTGTTTGTAAACATACTGAAGATTCACTTGGAGTTTCACTAATATCTACGTGTTGATTGAATCTTTTATAGTTGTTATTGTTGTGAAATATTAAATAATTCTTAGCTACAATACTAAAATAGCTAAATGCTTTGCCTTTACCTGCTTGAAATTTATGAATATTAGTTACTAAATGTGATACTGTTTCTTTTTGAATTTCAATTGGACTATTATCAAAGTATGTAAATTTAAATGTATTGAATATGTTTTCTACTAATTTTTCAAAACTGAATTTGATTTTATTTTCATAAATCATATTACGTTTGTTTTCATCTTCTTCTGCGTTGTATTCAATGATAGCGTCCTCTGTTTTTTTAGAAAAATAAATTTTTTCTTTCTTATTTCTTCCACGACGTTTTTTGCGTTCTCCATTAATATCAAATTGAGATTCTTCTTCAGAACCATCTTTAATATTTGCTTCGATTAATTCTGGTTTGATAGAACGTGGAACTTCGATATTCGATGTAGAAGTAGACTTGGTTGGTTGTTTAGATGGCAACAAAACGCCAATGGTAATTTTTGGTTTCTTTACCTTGGATACTACTTTCTTAAGTTTAGGCTTTATCTTGTTTTTGACATTCTTTTTTGTCTTAACAGAAGTAACCTTTTTAATCTTCTTATAAGATTTCGTTTTTGTTTTTTTCATTAAAATCGGAGGATTTATAATTATCATCACTTTGAATTCTAGTATTTGTTATTTCAATGATAGTAAGCAAATCTGTAAATAGAACACCAACATCATCGTCTTTAACAAATATACCTCGGTCATCTACAGATTTCAACTTATTATATGTATTTTTTACCAACGATTTAAAATCTACCAACCAACTTTCTAATAAGTCGATCTGATTAAATGCCTTTTTTAGTGAGATTACCAAAAAAATATTTAATATTGTTGAAAACAACAATAAAAGTAACAGTATGTATATCATCAGTTTAATTCATCTAACGTTTCGTCGTCATCTGCCAATTCTATATACTCAGATATATAATCTATAGATTCTTGGATTAAATCCCAATTGGAAGTATCAAACCCACGTTTTAAATTTTTGTACAATTCTAATATTTCTTTTTCGTCCATATACGTATAAGTACATATATAGATAAAAAATTAATTAAATTTTTTTATTTTAAAAACTAAACATTCCTCTAACACCACTTGGTTTGTAAATTGGCTTTTCTATTATCTTTTCCACAGGCTTCTCAACTATCTTCTCAACTATTTTTTCCACTTCCACAGGCTTTTCAACTTCAACTATCTTTTGAACCTCCACGGGTTTCTCTACTTCAACTATTTTCTCAACAATAGTTTCTTTAGGTTCAGTTACAGGTTCTTCTTTTTTAATTGGTTTTTGATCTTTATAAATTTCGTAATCATTAGTTTCTTCATCATAAACTTTGTTTGTAGATATGTTATAAGCCAATAACAAAATAACAGCTAACGGATCGAATACAGCAATTAACACTGCAATAAACCATTTTACAACATTTTGTATAGTAGTATTGAATTGATCGGCAACGAATTTAAATGTTGTAATATCCTTCTTTTGACTATTATCCACTTTCAATTTAAAAATTCCTTCTTCAATTTCAGAAACTTTATCACTATAACGTTTTAGTTTTTCATTTTCTCCGTCCAATTGTTTGTTTAAATCTCCGATTTGATCGTTAATTTGATTTTGAATATTCTGTAATTGTATTGGATTTCGTGCAATTAAAACATTGGTCAATACACCATTTAGTCTGGATTCTTGTGAACTTCTAAGAGCATATATCTTTTCTATCGACTTTTTAGTAGCTTCAATTTTACTATTTTCATCCAATTTTTGAACTTCCATTGTAGAAATTTTATTAATCGATAGTTCTGTTTCTAATGAAGACTTTTGAAATGCAGCTGTTAGAAATCCAAATATACCCAATGATGTAATTGCCATTAACGCAAATACAGCAATTATCATATATGTCCTCATTAATATATTAGCTTTGTTCCAATATCTAAACAACCATGAAGTTGTTACGAGTTTACCTAATTCTAGTGATGATGCCATTATCATAGCAGCAATAGTTGCGCCTGAAAATAGTAGACCTATACCATATACGCTAAAATAAGCAGCACATCCTGCGATTAGAAGTGATGTAAATATTACCAAATGTTTAAACTGTATCATATCTATAAATATCTGTAAAATAAAAACCCCGTTAATTTAATAACGGGGTTAATATAACCTTGATTGAATATTAATCAATCTTTATTTTCTTTGTGACGGGAATTGTTGGTTTTACCTTTGATAACGTAACCCTTAACAAACCGTTTTCAAATTTTGCTTGTGGTGTAGATTTATCAACTTGATCTCCTAGAGTAAAACTACGTTTAAAGCTACTGTGTTTCAATTCTCTACGAATATACTTACCAGCAAATTCTTTGTCATCAATTTTTTTGATTTTTTGACCACTAATAGTAAGTACATTTTCTTGTACTTCTACGGAAACTTCATCTTTAGCTAAACCTGGAATCTCAGCTAAAATTTCTACTCTATCGTTATAATCAATAACATCTACTCGGGGATAGCTTTGTTTTTCAAAGAAACCTACACCCAATTCTTTTGTTAATTCTGGAAATTGATTCGCGAAGACTTCATCAAAGACGCGATCAAATGGAGCTAAAAATTCGTCACGATCAATGTGACGCAATGCAAACGGACTATATTTAATTACTGACATATATTTTCCTTTCTTTTAATAATTCTATTGAACTTATTAACCTAATAGCCTCACTCGAGCACTATAGTAGATGTTACCTAATAGCAAACATCTAATAATATATATAAACTAAATTTGAAAAAATATCAAGATTATTATGGGATATAATACTTTGCTTTAATTCCATAAAATGTCGTAGGTGTGCCTAAATCATAACTTCCCGCAGATTTGTTGATAACAAATCTTAAAGTATATGTGTTTGATGTCGAATCAGCAGCTCTAACAATTCCCTCATGATGCCAGTGAATTAAACAACTATCGTTATCGACCGTACCACCCCATGTCATTCCACTGTTACCACATCCTGTGTTATTTGAATACTGGGAACTTACGTTGGTACCGTCTGAATTGAATAAAATGTTTCCAGTAAGTGTTAATCCATCATCAGTTCTTCCCAAATGATCTATAAAACAACTAAATTCTGACCATACAGCTCCTGTTGGTTTTGTCACTGATAATGACCAAGTATATGGTGCAAAATTAGTACTATCACTTGCATTATTAAACGAATTATATAATCTAGATGGACCACCAACAAAACTAGCACTTACAGCATGACTACCAGTTCCCCAGAAACTTACTGATTTTGAATTTAAAGTTTTAAATCCGGTACCATATAAAGATCCTGTAATACCTCTAGAAACATTTAATTTACCACCGACTAATGTGTTTCCACTGGCAGATACATAAAATGTGGTATTCACTCCTGTAAAAACACTGCCTGATCCATATTGTACTAATATTGCAGCGGCTCTATTTTCTACAGTTGCTTTTGGACTCCACGGTCCTTCACCACTGCCGCTAAACATATTAATATGTAATTTAGCTCTTAAATACTTACTAAATGATCCAGTTGGCGACATTGGTGGTTGTACACCAATACCTATAGCACCATCTCTAGATGGTGTATTTGATGCTGCGTATGGCCAGAAATAAAATCCATTTCTAGTTTGAACCATGCCGTAAGCTTCACCTGTTGTCGATTTGGCAACTACACCAGACGAAGAAAATTGATAGGATCCTATCGGAGAAACAAATGTTAAACTACCACTATTATTGCTTAACAAAGTCCATTGAGACGTATTTGGATATATTTTGTTATTATTATAATTAGAAAATGTTATACCCGCTTGATTATAGCCGGCAGATCCTCTACTTGCAACTAACAAATAATTAAATGATAGTGAAGATGAAACACTAAGAGATTTTATACCGGAATTATTATTATCAAATACTAAACCAGGAGCACTTATTAATCGTGTACCATCAAAGTAACCTACTCCTTTTGTTGTGTTTTGTGTAGTTTGTAATAAATAAGAAGATGTTTTGCTAAAGTTTGATATGCCGTAAAAACTTCCACTAAAACTTCCACTCACCTTTGCGTTTTTACCAATAAATTTGCCATAATGACTACCACTAAAACTACCACTTAATTTTCCTTTAAAACTGCCTGTAAAACTACCACTGAATCTTCCTAAAAAACTACCTGTATAAGATCCAGTTAATTTGTTAAGTGCATTTTTTAAATCTGCTAAAGTACTACGTCTTGAAGTTAAACTAGAACCGGATTCAACGGTAAGAAAAAAATCATTGGCATCAAGATTTTGATATCTTACAAGTTTACTTACCTTAATTGGGACTACATTTAAATTGTTACAAGGACTTGGCATATATTATATAAGTATCAAAGATTGTATAATAAAATTTTATATGTAGTTCCGTTGATTTTAACGGGTAAATAATTACTGGTTACAGATCCGGCTGTATTTGCTAAAGTCAATGATCCTGTAAATCCGGATTGAATATTTAAACTTCCTGTAAACGAACCTTTATAAGAACCATTTACCGTGCCAAAATAAGTTATCAAACTACTACATGTAGCTTTTTTAGAATAATAAACGTTGTTTACTGAATCAAATTGTGAAATTGCAATTAAATCGTTATTGTTAATACCTGTAGATGCGGCTAACTGACTTATTCTCAGCGTTTTTACGTTTAAATTATTACAAGGACTCGTTGCCATATATTATAAGTATATTAAATTGTTAGTTTATATTAACAATTAGTTGGAGTGGATTCCAAAATGAAAAGTTTCTAATCATATCAAATAAAATTTTGATCAGCTAATCCTAACACGTAATTGTTTGTGTTAACAAAAGTAAATAAATCTAATTTACCGGCTCCAGAAGTTATTGTCGGCACAGATCCATTTTTCCAATACAAAGATGTTGTTGTTGCACCTCCATCCGTACTAGTATTCCATGTAGATATACTATATGCGCCGTTGTTTTTTATCAAAACGGTACATGTTTTTCCTTTTCTTAAACGTACAGTAACAGTAGCACCTGTTGCCTGAACATCCAATACTACAGATGGATATAAATCAGCATTGATTATATATGTTGTAGCTGAAGATATTGTGACCGTATTTAAAGGTGAAGTTACAACTCCATAGATCGAACCAGTTAACCCATTGTTTGTATTTACACTTCTATTGAAAACGTATAAATCAGAACCTACTGAATAACTAAATCCAGGTGCAGTTTTGATTACATAAGAACCGTCCCACATCGTCATATCGTATTGAGCGGGTGATCCTGTTGCGGAAATTGGTGTCACCCAACTAACATCATAGTTTGTTGCTGAATTTTTACTTAAAGTTTGATATTGTGTACCGCCAATAGGTAACCCATTTACAATGGTTCCTCCGGTAGATGCATAAGCAGCCGTAAGAGCTTGATTTGCATAAGAACTTGTACCATAAAAATATGCGGATGAAACTCCGCCATTTGGTGTTGTAGTAGTATTTCCACTTTCTAATACTTTTGTTGCTGTAGAATTATAAACGTCGCCGGTTAAATTACCAGTTACATTTCCAGTTAAACTACCGACAAATCCGGTATTTGCTGTTATTGTTGTTCCAGTAATAGCTGCAGCTGATGCAGCACCTATTATAGTCGTATCTATAGCACCACCGTTTATATCTACGGTAGTAAATGTACTTGTGCCAGCTGACGTTATATCTCCAAGAATTGTAGAAGAAAACGTTTTTGAACCACCTATGGTCTGTGTACCTGAAGTTCTTACTACAGTAGAATCTACGGCTAAAGATCTATTTGACGTTAATATACCACCACCACTCAATCCATCTCCGGCAGTTATGGTTATATTAGTTCCTGTAGATGTACCATATACATTTCCATAAAAACTGCCTGTAAATTTATTATTGGTGTTTGTAAATTTTACCAGATTAATAAACGGATTGAAACTAGCAGCGCTTAAAATAGAACTTGTTAGCGCTGCATATGAGGTACGTTTAGTGATACCGTTTGACTGAATTAAAAATTCATCTGTAGCGCTAATGATTGATGTAGCGGGTAAAGTAGAAATTAATCGTCCGTTATTAGATAATACTGCCATAATAATATATAAATATAATTATAGCAAAGTTTTAAGTTTTTTTAATACAAATTTGACTAATCCACTTCTTACAATGTCATCTTCGCCGAACTTAAATACATAAACTCCATTGTTTCTACTTTCCTCATCGTCAAATACATTCATCATCGGTACAAACCCACTTTTACCATTAATATCACTTTGATCTGGGTCACCACAAATGAATAATTTACTAAATTCTCCGACTCTGGTAATTAATGTAGTAAGTTCTTTCTTAGTCATGTTTTGTGCTTCATCTGCTACAATACATTTAGCATTCCAACTTAATCCGCGTAAAAAGTTTATTGGAAATCCATGAATACGTTCTTCTTTTTTTAATTTATCAATATCATGTTTTGGTAATAATTCTTCCAATTTATCAATAAGTGGTTGAATATATGGACTCATTTTTTCATCCATTTCCCCAGGCAAAAATCCTAACTTACTATCGCTGCTTTCAACTATACTTCTAACATATACTATTTCACTCACTCTTTTTTGATTTAATAAATATAATCCGGCTAATATACTAGTAAATGTTTTGGAAGTACCGGCAGGGCCTGATATGAAGACACATTTTGTATTTTTATTTTTTAATAATTCTAGTAATTCAATTTGTTTTGGTGTTAGTTCACGTTGATCAATTTTAACATCATCTCTGATCTTTGCGTTTTGATGAACCTTTGGGCTTGTGTCTGATTTCTTGTTGTTTTTGCTCATGTTGTTCTATTTGTTTTTTTAATTTAACTAACCGATCACAAAACTCATATTGTTCAGATTTGATGTAATAATCAAAAATGTTATCAATATTATCTTTAAAAGTGGATTGATCCAGTATAACGATGAAGTCTGAATCCTCAAAATTAAACACTTCGACAGACGAAAATCCATTGCTTAGTGCGTATTGCACCGATAAAACAATTTGTTCTGTTAATTTGACTCTGTTATTCTTTATGAAGATTTCCATCTCCTCATAATTTGATGGCAAAGTCAGTACACGAAATGATTCTGTCATTCACTTAATAAATATCAAATATAAACAAAAAAAGACGTTACTAATGTAACGTCTTTCAAACACAATCAATAATTTGAATTACTTATTTGTCTTTTTTGACTTGGGTTTAACTTCAGATTTTTCTTCTGATGTCGAATTAACATTCTTTAGATTCTCTAAAACTCTAAATCCTGTATTCTTCCAAGAAGCCCGGGTTCTAGCACTTGCGAATTCATATGAATTGCCAATTTTCAATAACTTAGCAATCTCTTGTTCGTTAGTAGCTTTAGCAATTTTTTCTCTTAGTCCAAACACTTCTTTACTCATTATTTACCTTTCACTTCAACAATTTCAAGTTTACTGCCATCGGGCCAACGTGTAATTACCTTGTTCCAATGATCATATTCTGACTTGGCTTCATCTTTACTTAGATAATCCAAATCAGAAACTCTCATGCCATTTCTAATTACGGCATACTTTGATTGACGTTCGTTTGATATAATATTCTTCACTGACATATTTACAACTATATTTTGTGTTTAATAATTGGTATACATATACTAGTCAAAGATTACCAGCCTTAGACTATAATCTAATTATACATACACAGTAGTCATTGTCAAATTTAATTTTAATCATAAAATTTATAATAACTAAAATCTAACTGACATACATATGTATTGCTAAATATGAGTGATATCGTAAAATTTACAGACGTAGAACTACAAGCAATTGCTAAGTTACAAACTGATTATCAACAAAACATTTATATGCTTGGCCAAATTGACTTGGAAAAAACAGATTTGGAACAACAGTTACAAGAACTACAAACTAAACGTACCGAAATATTCGAAAATTGGAAAAAAACCCAACAAGAAGAATCAAATCTTTTAAATTCACTGAGTCAAAAATATGGCGACGGTAGTCTTAATTTAAAAGATGGTACGTTCAAACCAATCATTAAACAATAAAAAATTAAACCCGGTTTTTACACCGGGTTTTTTGTTTTACTTAGTTGGATCTCCAATTGAAGCTTCTTCTACAATCGCTTTAATTTCAGATTCAATTTCTTTCATGCGATCTTTGTAGCCAGCAGCTACATCCTTGAAGTCTTTCTTAACGTGTAAGAGATCTTCGGTTAGTTGATATACTTTCTTTTCGGCTTCAGCCTTTGTTAGTTTAATATTACTCATAACTTTTTTAAGTCTATAATTTTGGTTACTGATTCTATCGGTATATAACTAGTAACATAATTGCCTGGATCTACATTTTTTAAATCGGGTAACTTACTTTTATCTATTACTACTACTATACCTTCTCCTTTGTCTCTGTAATTGACCAAGGCAAACCTAGCTGCCAATTTAAAATCACTTGCTAGATAACTACCCACAATGTTTCGGGTATTTCCTTTACCCTTTGAAGTAACTTTACCAGTATTCTTCAAAATATTATA